ATAGCGTTCACCTGTCGCTTTGGGTCCTTGGGTGGATGGTTTACCTGATTTGGTTTGCCATTTCTCGGATGTCCATTTACTCAGGTTGGATTGCGCTTTCGTTTTGCTACCCTTGTAGCCGCCTCCGGCGGCCTCATATTTTTGGTTTGCTAGTTGCGCTTTGCGGGCCGACCACTGTCCGGGTCGGCCACCTTTGGAACCTGCTTTGACTTGTGCGACGATGCGTTTACGCAACTCTGGTTTACTATAGGCCATATCTAGTTACCCTTTGTGGCGGGAACCTTTCATCAGTTTACCGTCCGGCATACGATGATAACCCTTGGGTGCCTTCTTGGACATTCCAGCCTGAGACATAGCAATAGCCACAGCCTGCTTCTTGGACTTCACAACCGGACCACCCTTACCGGAATGAAGGGTGCCCTTCTTATACTCTCGCATAACTTTTGCGACTTTCTTGGCCTGTTTCTTGGATGCCATAATCACTTCCGGTCTGTCCACGCACCATGACGAACAATACATTCACTAGGTTCATGTATTGTTCTATGGGACTAGGAACAATACAATTACCCCCCTATAGTCCCCCCAATCGTTCGGCACCGAACGAACAACCCCTAGGTATGGGACGAAACGAACTGGGCGTGGACAACACCCCCATCATAGACGCACGCCAACTAGAATACCTAGAGTGGCTAGTGACACCCGTCACTGAACGCATCCCCCGCTACCAAAAAGACATCGCCAACAAACTAGGCGTAGATGTCACCACCCTAAGACGCTGGGAAAAGAAACCCCACTTTAAGACCGAATGGGATAAACGAGTCAACGAAATCCAAGGCTCACCAGAACGCACCCAACGACTATTGGATGCCCTATATGAAAAGGCTCTCAAAGGAGACAACAGGGCAGCACAACTATATCTACAAGCAACCAACAGGTTGGTCACCGCACCAACCGTCATCCAGACAGTGACCCCCGCCGAACTGTCTGACGAGGAATTGGACCAGTTGCTATCTAGTTCTTTGGAATCTGAGAAGCGTAGGCGTTCTGGTGTCGGCGGCTGAAACGAACGATTGCCCTATTTGTGGGGAGGAGTTTCCTGCTTCTCTCCGTGACTGCCCGTTCTGCGCTATTGATAAATCTAGGCGCAAGTTTAAGAAGGAATACTTAGATGACGATTTCTAATTATGGTGAAGATAAACTGTTGGATGCGGTCCGTGGCGTTTCGTTTGCGGCGGCTGGTACTTATGTGAAACTTCACACTGGTGCCGCTGGCGAAGATGGAACTTCTAATGCGGCAGCAAACACTACACGCCAATCCATTTCGTTTAACGCCGCTTCCGGTGGGTCTATGGCTAGTTCTAGTACGGTTACTTGGACGAATGTTCCGTCCACGGAAACCTATAGCCACTGGTCAATTTGGGATGCCGCCTCTGCCGGTAACTGTTTGTGGGTTGGTGCTTTCACCACTAGTGCCGCTGTTGTTGCTGGGGATACTTTCCAAATCACGAGTTTGACTTTGACGCTTGACTGAGGTTAGTTTTAATGGCAACTAACTTCCCCACTAGCCTTGATGCTTTGACGAACCCTAGTGGTTCGTCGTCGCTTACTAGTCCCGACCATGCTTCTCAGCATACTGATGCGAATGATGCTATTGAGGCATTACAGGCCAAGGTTGGTGTTAACGGTTCTGCGGTGACAACCAGTCTTGACTACAGGGTTGGGGCACTTGAGTCAACTAGTGCTTTTCGCAATAAGTTGATTAATGGCGATTTTTCCGTTAATCAGCGGGGAGCAAACTTTATTTTTGCTTTTGGTGCGTTTGGTCCTGACCGCTGGAGATTGTTTTATAATTCTGCCGTTAGTGGGGTGCCTTATTTTTACGAGAACTCGCCAATAACTAGTTTTTCTGAATTACAGTCATGTAAAACATGGCGTTGTGATGTGACCAATATGACACCCCATCCCGTAAATTATATGTATATTTCTCAACGCATCGAAGATGCCAGAACTCTTGCTGGTCAAACAGTTTGTTTATCTTTTTATGCTACAAATTTTGGGCTTGTTGGAGCGTCGTTGGTACAAAATTTTGGCACCGGTGGTTCCCCCTCGGCAGCAGTAGCAACTTCTTTGGGCACCATTAGCACTTTTCCGGCTAGTCGGTCGCAGGCTTCCGTGACACTTCCCAGTGTTCAGTCAAAGAATTTTGGCACCAATAATGATTCTTATTTGGAGTTACGCATTTTTTTTACTGCTGGTACCTCTAGCGGTTTTTATGCCGAATCGGGAAACCTAGACATACAGTACAATAATGTTTCCATTACTGGTGTCCAGTTGGAAAGGGGCAGCGTTCCGACAACATATGATAAGCGACCACCGCAAACAGAGTTGGCGTTGTGTCAACGATATTTCCAAAATTGTACTTGGTATGGTATTGCCGGAGCAGATGACGACTATACGGTAAACTGTTTTGGCGGTAATTATCCTGTACGAATGAGAACCAGTCCAAGCATTGCTGTTGGGGCAACCGTCGCAGTCGGCCACCATAGTACGCAACCAGCCGTAGAAGCGGTAAATAGTCAAAGTGTATCTTTTGTATGGACTGGAAGTTCGTACAGAAGTATTGGTTATAGGGTTTATCAAACTTTTACAGCCAGTGCGGAGTTGTAGGGATGACTAAATATACAATTTATAAACAAGATTTTTTTGATGATTTAATTGTTTTAATTGGCGAGAATTTAACATTTATTCCCAAGTGTGAAGATAACAGTGAATATCAAAATTATTTGCTGTGGCTAGAAGAAGGCAATACCCCCGAACCGTGGAACGAAAATATAATTGGAGATAACTGATGGCAACCAACTTTCCCGCATCACTGGATTCGCTGGCGAATCCAACATCATCCAATACCCTAAATAGCCCCAGTCATTCGTCGCAACACGCCAACATTAACGACGCTATGGAAGCAGTCCAAGCGAAGGTGGGCGTTGACAACTCGGCAACAACCACTAGCCTTGATTACAAGATGCGCATTAACAATCCTGTTGGTGAGATTACGATGTGGTCTACCGCTAGCGCACCTACGGGCTGGTTGATTTGTGACGGCACCGCCGTTAACCGTACAACCTATGCGGCCCTGTTTGCTGTTGTCGGCACCACTTACGGTGCTGGCGACGGGTCAACTACTTTTAATTTGCCCAACTTGGTTGGCCGTGTACCTACGGGCCGCAACGCTAGTGATGTTTCGTTTGATGTGTTGGGCGAGCAGGGTGGTGCCAAGACTAATGCTTTGGGTTCATCCAATCTTCCAGCACACTCGCATACTCCTAGCGAATCTCCCCATGACCACAGTTTGACTAATGATACTTTGGTTGTCCGTCAAGACGGCGGAGGTAACGCTTTGCTGCTGGCCGGTTCGCAGGGACTTGCTACTTATGGGCCATACAATACTTATACTATTGATTCTCAACCCCAGTCCACTGGTTTGACTGTTGGCGGCGGAGGCAACGGCACCGCCACTGGCGATGCCTTTAGTGTTCTTCAGCCGTATACGGTTGTGAACTTCATTATCCGCCACTAGGAGCGGAACGATGTCCCGCACATATAATTCACTGGATTTCCAGTATTCCCAAGCGGGATTTGACTATACGGGAAGAACCACCCTAAGTAGAAGTGGAACCGATAACGGTTCCAGTGCCGAGTCTGCTATAAACTTCACCAGTCGTGGGGCCGAAGCAACAGATGTATCACTTTCTAATGAAAGTGCCACTCCACTTAGAATAGTGTTGCGCACGGCGACCGATTCGGCTACCAGTAATGAATCAACCGTAACCTTAGAGGAACTATTTGTTGCCGGTTCAGATTCTACTACTAGTGGCGAATCGGCTATTGGTTTGCGTACCACTTTTGCCGATGGTTCAGATTCCACTAGTGGAACGGATACTGCGGATAATCTGCGTATCGTATTGCGTGATGCGGCCGATTTAGCAACCGGTTCCAATTCCACTGCGGAAACTTTAATTACACGGTTTGCCAGTGCTACCGATTCATCTATTTCTAGTGAAACAGGAATTGGTTTGCGGACCGTTGTCCGTGACAACCAAGAAGGAAACGGTTTCGGAACAGAAACAACCAATACCCTTAGGACTACATTTGTGTCCGGTGTTGATACTGCCTCGGGTACTGAAACCGCTAGCCGTCTGCGCATCGTATTGCGTACAGCAACAGATACTACAGCAACTGGTGGTTCGGCCACTACCGCTATTGAGATTCTTTATCGCACTGGTGCGGATACTGCCTCCAGTTCTGAGTCCGCCTCTGGAGTTCATGTTCATGTTCGCTCTGCGACAGATGTTGGTGCCGGAACTTTGGATGTTGCTTTGTGGGTTAACGCTGGTAAAACTCTGAATCGTGAGGTTCGTATGCCGCCATTTTGGGTTGATAAGAAACCGAAGTTGATTAGACGATAGGATTATTTTGGAATTAAATGAACTTGTCCACGAACGGGAATGGCGTTTGTGTCGTGGCCCGAAGGATGCCAGTGTTGATGATTTGGTTCAGGCGTTTGAGCATTTCTGC